TCAGGCTTGAAGTGAGACGACAGCAAAAGGCCCAGGCCCAAATCGTTCAGACAGTTGGGCAACATGAACTTCATATGGGCCGCTTATCCCGTCCGATAACCGAAGAGCCTGAGTGTAGCTCCAGTTCGGAGAAGAAATCTGGGCTTCACGCACGACGTTTCCACCTGCTCGAACCTGAATAAGATAGGTTTCAGTCCCCTCTCCAACCGGGACATCAAGCGAAGACCAACTATCCCCATCAATCCGGGTGCGCCGGACCCATTGAACCTGCAGCGCGTCAGAAGGGTCATACTCCGCACGAAGGTGCACCGGGCTATAGGGACGAAGCCCTACCCCCTTAAATGCATGAACCAGATGAACATAGGACGGATCATCATAGCTTCGGCTAGCGGGGCCAATACGATAGTGCCGCGCAAGGTCCCGCGCGGAAGAAGCAAGCTCAACTTGCTTCGGAACACCGTCTAGCAAGACAAATATGCTGCCGACAGGCCATGCGGCCGGAAGCATGGCATCTGTCCCGAATTGCCCGCGTAAACGACCCGAAAGATCATAGGTACTTGGTTCAACAAGTTCTGCTTTTTCAAACTGGAACATTTCCCAGGTGTCAGAAGACCCGTCACCAATTGCCGCGAAATTTGCCCCATTCAGAACATCGAGCCAGTTGGCCGAGGACAGCGCCCCGCTACTTAGCCTGACTCGCAACGGGCCACCCTGATCTTTCAATCCTGACCTCGCCCAATCCAACGATGTCAGAGTTTCACCAATTGTTGCAGAACCAAGGATCAGGCTGTTCAGGGTGTAACCGCTATCGCTCGTTGAACTGTAAACTCCAATCGAACCGGGCCACGGCGTGGCGGTTACAGCAAGATAGGGCGCATGTTGCGTTTCGCTATCTGCCGCCAATGGTAAATCCATAAACACAGGATACGCAGGAACAGCTGGTGTAAACGGCCGCACAACAGGGCTTTCGTCTATTGACTCACCTGGCTGATAAACTCCTGGGTCGACCCGTACGGCTTCAACAATCTGAACCCCCGATTGTTCAACGTGATCTATCCGAAATTTGGCACCATCTGCTTCCCCTGTGAGTTGCACAACATCGCCTGCCCCGATTGAAAGCGTAGAAGGTGGGAGCGCGAAACGAATCCCATCTCTTGCGACCCGGGACTCCGCAAGCCAACGTTGCGCAATTGCGCGTCCCTCAGCTTGCGTCAGCGCAATCGGTAACTCCGATTGAGAAACGCCATATGTGGTTTCGTCGGGAAATATAGCCTCGGTTGCACGAACAGCGTAATCGCCATCTGCCTCCACAAAGTTAAGCCGCACACGTCCGGCAACCTCGGCTGATGGCGCGCGCGACACTTGAACTCGCTGGTTCTGTTCACCCGTCACCGCCCGCAAGTCTGGATCAAGCAGTGTTTCTGCTTGACCGTCACGTGATCTAAAAAACAAAGTACCCTCGCGCTCTACCGCGTCAAACCCAAAGGCCAACATCAAGGGTTGCAAGGCAGAGCGCGCGTTCCCCGCACCATCTGTCTCATACCCACGCACGTAGCCAAACACCTCTGAAGTATCAAACGCCTTTACCCCCGAGCGGATACAGATTTCAGACACAACTGACGCCAACGAACGCGCTGCGGGACGCCCATTTATCCAGTGACCGCGGGCATAATTTTCACCATCGCTCCATAAATCCTGGTTGTTCGGGAAGTAAGGATATGGACGCGCATCCCACGCCCAGACATGCGCACGCGAAAGGTCCAACATCTGCACACCAAACTCATCAGATACCGGGTTATTTTCTGATTTCCCCCAAAAACGATACATCGCACTCAGGTATTGCATCTGCATAAGCTCGTCTCGCCTTCCATCTGAGAAATACGGCAAGCCCGATTCAGACGACTTCGGATCGACAAATTTGTTGGGCTGGTTGGACCCTTTATCAACTGCAGCACATCCAAACTCAGTAAACCAGATGGGCTTTGACCCGGGTGCCCAGTTCGTCGGGGTTGCAGCACGAACACCACCAAAGCGTTCATAATGTTCGTTAGACCACCAACTTTTCAGATCTTTGTAGCGAAAGACCCAAGGCTCGTCGTAGGCACCGTCTGTGATCTCTGTTCGGATCTGTGCATCGCGTGCTTCTGGTGAATGGTAAAACCAATCAAACCCCTCACCCCCGGCAACATTCTCCTCAAGATAGTCCAGATTGTAGACAGCACCCCATTTCGCATCCAGGTGCTCTGAACCGTCACGCCAGTCGGACAAGGGCATGTAGTTGTCTATCCCGATGAAATCTATGTTGGGGTCCGCCCAAAGTGGGTCGAGATGGAAAAATACATCACCCGAACCATCCTGTGGATGATAGCCAAAATATTCAGACCAATCTGCGGTATAACCAATCTTCGTTTCCGGCCCCAGAATTGAACGCACATCTGACGCAAGTTGCCGAAGGGCCTGAACCACAGGAAAGCTGTCAGAGGCGCCTCGAATCTGTGTAAGACCGCGCAACTCGGAGCCGATGCAAAAGGCATCAACGCCGCCTGACACCGTGCAGAGATGCGCATAATGAAGGACAAACCGACGATAGCTCCATTCTGTGGGACCAGTATAATGTACATCTGATGCATTCACGACAAAGTCCTGCGGTGCCGCAGTTCCGAAAAAAGCGGAAACCTCATCTTCAGCGGCTGTCGTTCCGTCCGAAGACCCCGCCCGTCCCGGCGCAACAGATAGCGTCAACCTTCCCCGCCAGGGCAAAACAGGTTGATCAGCATCGCCACTCCAAGGATCAGGCAATCCGTTTTCTTCCAACTGCTCCATTAGAATAAACGGATAAAAAACAATATTTTGATCGATAGAGTTAAGGTGCTTTATGGCTTCGACAACCGATTGGTCTGTCGGGGTCCCACCATACACAGGCCTTTCATTGCGTGTTGGAAGGGCCTTCGCTGTCGCACGCGTTACCGAAGACACCCGCCAAGGCATTCCCGCACTATCTTGCATTTTTTGCTCTACTTTGGGCTGTATACTGCAGGTGCCGCAGCGCAAATCATCACCAAACCAGGACACAACCAAAGAAACTGAAACGCAATTCGGCAATTCTTCTTCCAACGCATCTACCGATGATAGAAAATCTGTCTTTCCCGTTGGCGAATTTACGTTAACCGACCGATTTTTACCCATCCCTAGCGTAAAATGTACGGGTGTTGTCGCTAACGCGTATTCACCTGTTCCCGGCACCATTGCCACACCGCGCACGCTGTTTCGCATCTCTAGATCAGCGTCCTTGATCCAGTCCTGCGACGGGCGTAACACCTCGAAGGTAAACATCGGCAGCCGGTTGCCAAACTGCTCCAAGGCTAGGTCTTCCATCACGACATAGGCGATTCCACGGTACGCCGGTGCGTTACCAGCGCCTTCGACGGCTTCAATCTTTGGGTCGGGCATCTGGTCTTCGCTACCCGAGTAAACGCGTAAGTTAAGGTCATCACGAAGAAGTTCGATACCATCTGCCCATATCCGGCCCACCCGTGAAATTTCCCCCTCGCATAACGCAATCGCAAGGCTCACGGAGTAAGAAAACGTTGTCGTCTTTGGTTTCGGGGGACCGCCCTTACCTCCACCCGTTGTCGTGGATGACTCAAGAAACCGGGTTGCCCAAATCACTTGGCCAGCAACACGCATTCGCCCATATAATTGCGCAACCGGTACCCCTTCACTGGCGCCTGTAAGCCGGAACCGCTCGATCCTGCCCGTTTCAACCGCCGCTGAACCGGCACCAAGAAGCGTCTGATCCAGCGCACGCCCCAAGCTTGCACCAACCGCCCTGCCGATCACTGCTGTCGACATTCCTAGTACTTCGCCGCCAATTCCAGATCCGATTGCAGCGCCAACTGATCCTAAAACGATGGTTGCCATTTATTACCCTCCCTGGGAAATTCGAAACGTGCTGCAATTCGGCGAAGCCACGGCTTGCACAACGGGCTCTCGACAACACCGTGCCCGGTGTAGGCATGAATAAAACTTGGCGCGGCACCGACACGCCCCTGTATTCCCAAGTGCTTTGCCACAGATTGATTTCGCATTCGAAACAGCAGGACATCGCCCGGCGCGGCCATATTTCTTGGTTTTTCGTGCAAATACCGTCTTGCTGCCTGCCAGAGCTGTTCTTCGCCCTGAGGTTCAGACCAGTCAGGCGTGTAGAAGGGAACAATTTCCGGTTCTTCGCCATAAAGGCTGCGCCAGATTCCGCGTAAAAGCCCAAGACAATCTGTTCCTGCGTTTTTGGTTGCCATCTGGTGCAAATAGGGCGTTCCGATCCAATCCCGCGCCTGCGCAACAATGTAATTTTCAAACGTGCTCATCGGGTCAGACTCTCACCTGTGTTCAAACCGGCTCGTTGTGGGTAGCTGGCCAGCCAATCGTCACCTGGAATGTCAGGAAAACCGCGAAAATTCAGAAAGTTGTTGAATTTTAACCTGCAAGTTTTGGCACGCTTGTCACATCCAACCTCAAGACGGATCAGATCACCTTCAGCAATCGGAGCGCGCAGCGCATCCCACAGCTCAACGCTTCGACTTTCTCCGGTAAGACGGTCATTTTTGATCAGCCCGACGAGCCCAGTTGCGTCGCCTGACAATACGCTTAGGCGCCCTCTTTCAAACCACTGGTGTTCAAATCCATTCATCTTGCCAAATGTAAAAATCCGCTGATCTTCAACAGTTTCCACCTGCAATTCAGCCTGATACCCCGGGACATCGAAACTGAATTTGCAACGTGAATCCCCAAGCACCGCAGAACAAGGTTTTTGATAGATCCGTCCTTGTGGCTGGTTCAGCGCTTCGGTGAGACCACGCAATTCCGCGTTAAAACTGCCGGAACTGTACGAAATCTCGCCAATAGAGCCATTGAACAGCATCAACCTTTGCGACGTGTCAGTCCAATTTACCAACCAGGACCGTACATTCGCACCGTCAAAACGGCCTGCCTGAATGTCTGCCTCGGTAACTGCAGCGTCACTCAATACGCCCAATGCTTCACTGTTATCTACAGCCAGCCCTGTCGTTTGCTGCAACGCCATAGATGTCAGGCCAGAATTTGCTTTGAAGACGACCCCGTCAAACCAAAGGTCCAGATCATGATCTGTAAAACCAAATTCACGCCCATCGTTGCGCAGCACGGCCCAACAGCGACAGAGGTTCGTATGACCGGTGTCTAGATGCGCCTGAAGCTCTTTTGATACTGCCATCAGACCCGAACCTCTATGACCGGAACATTCGGCACGTCGCCCGCCTGAAAACTGGCTACCGACGTCTGGATGCGATCCGTGTCGAACCGCACGGGCACATCAAATTCATACCCAGCCGTAATCTGCACGCCAACATCAGGAGGGTGATTGAAATGAATAAAACCCGTGGTGCTATCGATCGAGTAATCAATCGCCTCTTGCAGCGGGTCACCCTGCACGCCGACATTCACTGTTCCCAAAACCGGCTTTTTTATCGGGCGGGCATAAGCCGCCTCGCCTGACTGGTAAGTCTTCGTGATCTGAAAAGATGAAGTCAGCCCGTCACCCGCGCCAACAATCTGATCTTCAAAGGTTATTTCTTTAGAGGATGGGCAGGACTTAAAATCTGACCAGTCTTTCCAACGAAACCCATAGAGCTGTCCGCGTCTTGCCTCAAAGAACGCGATCAGTGTTTCTACATCGTCCAGAGACCGCATTCCCAAACCGGCGTCATATCGACGGCGCGAATGCGCCCAGGGGGTGTTGCGTTCTTCAAATCCATTCGCCAGCGTTACAATTTCGGTACGCCGTTCCGGCCCGCCGACAGAGCCAAAGCTCAGGCTGGCGGGAAATCTCACATCGTGAAATCCCATCGTTTTTCCTTTTGAGGTTGTTCAGGCTCAGGTGGCTGGTTTCCGCCACCGACAAAAGGGACGGCTGCCTTTACCGGTTGCGCTGACCCCGGCTAAGAACCCGACCCATCTGTGCGGCGATCTGGCTGTTACTACGGCGAAAGCCTTCGACATCAGGCGTCGAAATATTCATCACAACATTCACCGCGCGCCCTGACCCTTCCGAGCGCACCCCGAGCCGACCATCAGAACCACGTGTCAGGGGCATGATGGCCTCTGGCCCGGCTTCGCCCATTAAACCAAAACCGCCACGCATGGGAAACATTGTCGGGCCGCCCACAACTCCGCCACTTGCAAAGGGAGTGACCCTACCTTGGGTAAAACTTCCACCGTTTTTAAATTGAAAAAAACTTGGGAACAGGTCACTCACACCTTTCGCGAAGAATTCTCCTAGTCCGTCTTTTACCGGATCCAGCGCGATGGAATGGGCAGAGTCGAGCATCGATTCTGCAATTGATTTCAGCGCGTCAGAAAGTTTGTCACCATCAAATATCAAACCCTTGATTGCTTGGCGAAGCCCACTGCTGATGCTGCCTGAAAGCCTTTCCACGTCCTTAGAAGTTTTTCCCATCTTGTCTTGCATTTGTTCAACATTATTGCTGAATTCTTTTGTCACTGCCGACGCGCTGGTAAGCGTATTTTCAAGCGCTTCGGCACCCTGCTCAAGCGCTTCTAAACTATCTGAATCTATCATTCGTTTTTTCTCCGTCTTTGTCGGGGAAGGCGCTGGCCAGTTCGTCCAGTCGAGCGCGGCTTAAGGGCGCGGCCCTTGCGTCGCGACCCAAAAGCAAGATGAGCTCTGCCGGTGTCAGCCGCCAGAACTGATCAGGGCGTAGCCCCACCCCGCGCATTCCCGCCTGCATCAATGCGGGCCAATCAAACCGCATCAGTTTTGCGTCACATCCGGCAAAGCAAATGCCCGCACGAGCAATTGCGCGGCTACGCGTGCCGCTTCAAGTGGCCCGCCGGAAATGTCGGCCTCCAGCAGATCCGCCGCTGATCCTTTCCAGCCTCCACCGCGAAGTCCCGCAACAACAACCGCCAACACGTCGCGCGTACTGAATTTCTGCTCTTCAAACCGTTCAACAAGCTCAATCAGCGTTTCAGTTTTCAGCGCTGCCTCCAACTCTGCCAAAGCACCGAGTGACAATTTGCAGATACGCGCTTCGCCATTCAGTGTCAGCGCAACTTCTCCGGCCCATGGGTTTTCCATCAGATTGCCGTGAAGCTCAGGATGCCAGCCGACGCCAGCGCAAGCTCATAGTTTGCTTCACCGTTATGGCTGCCGGAATATTCGATAGACGTAATCTGGAACGCCCCTTCGATCACACCGAAATCAGGCACAATCACCTGAAAATTGGGCGTTTCCCCATCAAAGAAAATCTGGCGTGCACGCTCGTCCGTACCTGCGTCTTTAAAGATACCGGAACCAGATACCGAAGCCGATTTGACACCAGCCCCGGCAAGCAACTCTCGCCAGCCCCCCTGGCTTTCAAGGCTTGTTACATCGACAGTTTCTGCGTTCAGGCTGATACGCGTCGCGCGCAAGCCCGCAATTGTGCTGAAAAGCCCATCTCCATTTAGATCAAGCTTAATCAGTAGGTCTTTGCCATTTTGGGCAACCATAGCCAACTCTCCTATTTTTAAATCAGTCGTCTTCCACGCGTGCCTGGAAGCTCAGGTCAATGCGCCGGGTTTCACCAGTACCAACCCGGCGGGCGGTTGCCCGGTCAAAGCGAAAATAAACCAGACTGCCGCGCGTCAGTGTAAGATCGGCATCCACCAGAGCATCTGAAACCGCGGCCGCTACGGATTTGGCAGTCTGAAAACCGGCCGAATCCGTCACCACGCTCACAGTTACGAAGTGCAACGCACCTTTGCCGGTGTTGTCGGACTTATCGCGAACGTCTTCAGGTCCCAGGCTTACATATGTCGTCGGAACTGTCCCCGGCGGAACAGTGTCAAAAATCGCGTTTCCCACCAATCCGGTCAATTCCGCATCTGCAATCAGTTTTTGGTAGACGGCTGATTGCAACGCCGCCGAAACACCATAGCTCACGAGGCCACCTCCTCTCTGGTAAAACAGATCAGATAGCGCCCATCCAGATCACGTTCTGTAACAGCCAGAATGCGGAACACGCGGCTTCCTTCAATAAAACGTTGATCCGGTTTCGGGCGTGACGGGGCGCCATCTGGCGCGCCCCGAACCGTGATCCGGTAGGGCACCGAAGACAGGGTCAGCAACTGGTCAGCACTCTCACTGCCCGAGCCGGGCTCCAGCTCGGCCCAGAGTGTGCCCAGTGACGACCACGTCTTGGTAAACCCTCCCGCTCCGTCAGCGATTTGCAAAGCTTCCTGCAGTTCCAGTTTTCGATTAAGGCGAACAGCCATTACCGTGACCCTCCACCCAGAATTCTCACTGTGCGATAAGGGGCAATCAGGGATGTCACACCAAACGGCATGACCCCGCCGTTTTGTTCCGCTTCATGCCGATGCTCGTAATAGTGGTTCGCCAGCAACAAAACGGCCTGACTGATATCAGCAGGCATTTCATTCCAGTCCGAGCCAAAGCCAGCGACGAAACTTACTTCTGCCAGCCCCCCCCACGGGAATCGCTGGCAAGCAAGCACCGGTCGCAACCAACCGCGGACGGTGTGTATCTTTTTGCAAAGCATATTTTGCCGGATCGACAGCGGTTTCAGCACCGACCCGATCAAAGGTTTTTACACCTATGATCGACTGGACAGGTGCCACCGGCAGCGCCTGATACGCAACTTCGCGCCACCCTGTGAGTGACCACAGAAAATCCCGCGATATCAGGATTTTCCCGGTGCAGGCTTCTATCGCTGAAATGGAAGCGCGCAATACCTGTTCCAGTATGCCATCCTGAACAGGGTCATCCGCGAACCCCGTACCCAACCGCAAGTGATCTCTGAACATTGCGACAGGCAGCACCGCGGTTGGTACTGATGTCTGCTCGATTAACATCATGGACGTTCTCCAAAATTAGTGCTCCGTCCCTTGGCAAACAACGCTCGTCAGGCGTTGTAGTAGGATTGCGGGCCCGCACCTCCACGTCGCTCGAACGGAGGAAGGCAGCTAGACAACATGGAATCGTTGGCGCGGGCCTGCTGGAGTGCCCGGATGGGCACTCTCTTTGCGTCAGCGTCTTAGCTCAGCGCAAATTTCAAAACCTTGATTGCTGCAAAGTCGCTGACATCGCCACCAACCCGCTTGGTTGCATAGAACAAAACATGCGGCTTGGCGGAAAACGGATCGCGCAAAACTCTCAGGTCAGGGCGTTCTGCAATTGTGTAACCCGCGTTGAAATCACCAAAGGCGATCGCTGTGGTACCTGAACCAATGTCCGGCATGTCCTCGGCGATCAGTACGGCATACCCCATAAGACGCGCTGGTTCGCCCGCCGCCAGACCGTCCGACCACAGGAACCGGCCATCGGCATCTTTCATCTTCCTCACGGCGCCCGCCGTTTTGGAATTCATAGCGAAGGTCGCATTTGCACGATATTCAGCGCCCAGCGCATAGACGAGATCAACAATCGCATCTGCAGGGTTTACGCCGCTAAAATCTCCGTCCACACCCGTCGCGATGTAACCGATATTGTTCCAGCTCCAGCTACTCTCGGCCACCACAGGATGAGTTAAGAAACCAGTTGGTTTATCAATGCCGTCGCCGTTCACAAAGGCTGCTGCCTCGGATCTTGCGAATTTGTCAGCGATGCGACCAGCAAGCCAACCTTCAACATCAAACGCCGCATCATCCAACAACCGTTGGCTTGCTTTTGGCATCGCCGAAAGCTCGTGCAACGGGATGGTGATCCGGTCGAACTGTGGTGTTCCTGTTTCCGCAGCTGCGCCAGTTTCAGTGGCCCAGCCGGCCCCCAAATCCGTGTGATCCACCAGGACATCATATGATGTCGCCTCTACATTCACGAGGTTTGCAACCGATCGCAAAGAAGACGCGGCATAAAGAACGCTCTTGATCGATTCAGCTGTTTGGGGGTCAACCAGGTAACCTCCATCAGCCGCCATATTTGACGCAAGTGCTTTGCCTTCCAATTCAAGACCGCGCAGGGCGTCATCGTCGCCTGAGCGCAAATATGCGTTAAACGCTTTCTGATGCGGTGCCTCTGCATCGGCAGCTGCGGAAAGGGCTGGGCGCCCATAAGTCATTGTTTTTCGTTCAAACATAGTCAGTCTTTCATTCTGTTGTTGAAGCTTGGAATTTATGTCGCTCATGAGGCCCGCCAGCGCAGCCTTAACATCTGCAGTTGGTGACAAGCCTTTAGGCACAGCCTCTGCGGCCCGAGCCTTGTTCTCGGTTGATTTCATCAAAGATTTCCTGATTTTTAGGTTTAGAAAGGCCGGCGTGTGTCGCAGGCCAGCATCAGGCGGGCATCGTTAATCGTCTCCGCCAGATCGTGCAGCAGATCAGCCTCGGGTTCCTCGCCCTTCGTTCCGACCCGTGCTTCGGAAAGCATCGGGAATGTGACCAAAGAAACCTCCCAAAGCTCCAGTTCCGTCAAGCGCCTCAGGCCCTTGGCGTCTTTTGTTGCTTTCAACGTGCGATACCCGATCGACAATCCGTCAATTGCACCGGCTTCAACCAGTGCGGCGGCTTCGCGACCCTTGGCAATCTCGATCAAAAACCGCCCCTTAACGTAAAGTCCGTGCTCATCTTCCCGCACGTCTTCCCAAACTCCAATCGGTTGTGCCGGTTCATGTTGCCAAAGCATTTTTATGGCGCGTCCCTTTTGGGCCAGCCCCTGCAACGACTTTGCATAAGCTCCCTTTTCAACCACGTCCCCGCCTTGGTCCGGTTTGCCAAACAAGGAGCCATATCCTTCGATTGACGCACCATCCGACACGCTCACACCGTTTTCAAAACGGCAAAACTTGGTCTCAAGCCCAAAGCCATATTTCTTTGATATCATTTCTTTTTCACCTCTTTTGCCTTACTTAAGGGCTGTATCAATCAACGCGGCTATGCCCTGAGACAAAATCACCCCAACCACGCCATACACCATCAGCCAAAGCCGTTTTTCCAGGCGTTCAATCAATGACTCGATTCGCCCTAACCGCTGATACATCGTGTCAAACTGAAGCTTCGCGATCCGCTCATTCGCCTCGAGACGGGCAGAAGCCGCATCAAAACTCTCGTAGAGAAACCGTGAGCCGCCGGTTTGTGCTTTTCCGTCGCTCATTCCCCCTCCGCAAGCTTCGCCAAACCAAGCATCGCGCGTTTTTCCGCATCCGTCAGGAAAGAGGTTTCGCTGATCCGTCGCCATTGCTGGTCGCGTTCCATTGACAACGCCGGCACCTGATCAAGATCGGGCTTTAGGACAAGCCGTTCACCCGTAAACCGTGACAGCCAGTCAGACACACTGGCTGCAACACGGGTCGCCAGCGGCACGACAGTTAACCGGTAAAAGGCGCGGTTCGCTTCCTGATAATTGGCATAGGTCGCGTCGCCAGTCAGACCCAGCAACATCGGCGGAACGCCAAACGCAACAGCAATCTCGCGTGCGGCCGCCTCTTTGGTTTTCTGGAACTCCATGTCCGACGGTGAAAACCCCATCGGCTTCCAATCAAGACCGCCTTCCAGCAACATGGGCCGCCCGGCGTTTGCCGCACCCTGATGGTAGCTCGCCATCTCGTTCTGAAGCCTGTCATATTGGTCAGACGTGAGGGACGCCTGCCCCTCCGCCCCCTTGTAAACAATGGCACCTGACGGGCGTGCCGCATTGTCAAGCAGCGCTTTGGACCAGCGTGAAGCCGCATTATGCACGTCAATCGCGCTTGCTGCCGCCTGCATCGGCGACAAACCATAGTGATCATCCTGTGGATGAAAACTTTTAACGTGGCAAACAGGCGGCGCAGCCCCGGTCATGTCAAACCGGTGTTTACGCCCGCCCACAGCATATTCATAGGCGACCGGCCAGCCATCTGCCCCCGGCACCAATTGCATTCGGTCAGACCGCAGCACATGTAGTTCCAGCGGCTTTCCGGTCTCTCCGACGATTGCCTCCAGATACCCGTTTCCTGAAAGCAACAAATGACCGTAAAGCGCTTCAAACAGCTCTGCGCGTCCCTGCGCCAGATTTGGGTTCTGTATCAGATCCATCACCGGATGCGTCTCATAGCGCCGTTCACGATCCTGTAAAACCAAAGGCAGCGCCGCCGCTGCCTCCGCAATCAGCCTGACGGAACGAAAACCAACCGGGTTCCCTGCGAAACCCGTCCGTGTCAGTGAAACCGTGTCTCTCGGACTCCAGGCCACCCGCCCAGCGCTATGATACGCAATCACAGGCCCTGCGGACGACGCCTTTTGTTCCGGGGTTTTCCCCACATTGCGGCGGAAAAAATCAAATGCCATTATTGGCCACTCCTCTTTGTCCATCGGGCATGACTTTGACAACGCCACAGCGTTTTTCTTCACCATCACCAGTTTCCATAAATATCCCCGCCGGAGGCTCCGGCAGCCCTGCAAACGAAACGATCTAAAGTGTGCGCAGCCTCGGCCTGCGCCACTTCGCCGCCGGAACCAGCAACAAATCATGAAGCGCCCAGACCAGCGCATCTACCCTGTCCGGGCTGCCACGTCCTTCAAATCCGCGCTGAGTCATCCGGCACATCTGGTCTTCCAACGTCCCAAGCCCACGCAAGTGGCGCACCCTGTCCTGTTCATAAAGCGCCGCCACAGGCTCTGCCCGCACGGGTTTTCCGCGCGTGGCCCGAACGGCTTTGTAAGGCACCATAGGGTCGATCTGCCGGACAACCGTTTCAACAAGGTCACCCCCCTGATTGACTTCGGCAACCAACCGCTCTGCACCAAATTCTTTCATCGCGGATATCGCTGCCTGCGCCCATTGAGTGGGCGATGAGGCTTTCAGAGATGCGTCCTTTAGCACCACCGCGTGCCAATCCTGCGGCGGTCCCTGCGTCACCGCGCCGACAACTATGATGCCACATTCATCAGACCCGGCATGACCCGTTACAGGTGGGTCAACCGCGACCACAATCCGGTCAAGAGCCGGCGCTTCGCTAAGACGCGCTGCCTCAAGCCCTGCAGATGTCCAGAGCGCCCCTTCGGCGTCTTCCAACAACACGCCGTCCAGCTCCTGCCGCCCCAACCGCGTACCCGCATAGCGGGCGCGCACTTCTTCAAGGAAGGAGGCCGCGAGATAGGCGCGGTTTGCCTCGGTTGGGGCGCGGGTAGTAACGGTCGATGGATTGTCCAGAATAGCTTTTAGGACCGCTACGTTTTTCGGCGTTGTGGTCACGCATTGCCGCGGGCATTGGCCAAGCCGCAAGGCAAACTGCAGCATGTCCCAGGCGTCCTCGGCTTTCTTCCATTTTGCAAGCTCATCGACCCAGGCCGCGTCAAACTGTGGCCCGCGCAGGCTTTCCGGCTCATGAGCAGAATAGACCTGCGCCACCGCGCCGTTTGGCCATAAAAGCCGTTTGCGTGTTGCCTGCCATTGCGGGCGTCGGTCAGGGGGTGAACAGGCCAATATCCCGCTTTCACCAAAAATCATGACCTCGCGCACCTGATCAAATGTTTCGCCAACAAGTGCGATCCGCGCAGAACGCCCTGCATCAAGCGGCTTGTCGCCTTCAACTTCTCGTCTGACCCATTCGGCACCTGCGCGGGTTTTTCCAGCCCCGCGCCCACCCATAATGACCCAGGTTCGCCAGTCTCCTTCCGGCGGCAACTGATGCTCCAAAGCCCAGAACTCGAACAAATAGGGAAGCGCCAGTAACGCTCCCCTGCCAAGATCATTCAGAAACTTCTCCTGCACCTCTTGCGGTTCTGAGCAGAGCCATTCTGCGCCCAATCTCATCGCGTGCGCTGCCGAAGTCGATGGCATAGTCAT